TTACCCCGCTTTCTTATGGGGCATGCATGGGACACTTTCAGATAGTCTTCTGTTAAGAAGTTCTATCTGTTCGTGATTGTTGTCTTTCATCCATGCTCCGTAAACATTGAATACCATTTGTGCGTTTGTGTGGCCCATCTGGCTTGCGATAAAACTAGGATTAGCTCCTGCGGCAAGTGACCAGCATGCATAGGTATGCCTGGATTGATACGATTTTCTGTGTCTCAGACCTGCGCGTTTTAAGATACTTGTCCATGACTCCCTGATGGAGTCAACCTTATAGTGCGGTCCGGAAAACTGCCGCTGTTTTATTACCTGAGGACTAAAAACAAAAGTGCATTTATGCACAGTACTTCTCCCATATTCCCTCTGCTTTACCTCTACAGAATGCTGTTTTCCAAGCATGGTCATTTCCGCTTGGCTTTTAAGAGCATCAATAGCTGGTTGAACCAGATGAATCGTTCTTCCGGTACCAGCATCAGTTTTTGGTGGAGTGAATTCGCCTAGTTTTGTATAATTCCGGCGGATGGTTATAGTCCTCGCTTTAAGGTCTATATCTTCCCAGGCCAGTGATACCAGCTCCCCGTGACGAATACCCGTGTATACAGCGATAATCCACAGGTTTTTTGTTTGTTGATGACGGCAAGCCTCAATAAAACGAATAAATTCGTCACGGGTGAGGGGATCTGGTTCTATCTTGGACTTTTTTAATGGTGTCAGACCGTTAAATGGATTTCCTGATGTATAACCATTATCTGTTGCAAATTGAAACATTCCAGCTATGGTTGTCATATAGTAGTTTACTGTGACCACTGAGCGTCCTTTTATGGAAGAAATTTTTCCGTTAGAAAGCTTTTGATAACCGGTCAACAGATCTCGCCTTACGAAAAGCAAATCCTCTTTTGTTACAGATGAAACCAGTCTTTTTTCACCTAACATTGGCAACATGTTTTTAATTACTGACTGGTAACGGTTAAGTGCATTTGCACAAATCTCTATTTTCTTCAGTTCAAGCCATCTTTCCGAAAGTGCTTTAATGGTTATCTCTCTTTTCCCCAGACCAAAGTGTTTCAGGTTAGGGGACTCAGGGAACTGTGCTGCATAGTCGAAACTCCCCATTCTGATTGCAAAACAAACGGAAGTGCGGAGGTCACCTGCGATTTTCCGGTTTTTGGCGGTGTCAGGAACACCGAGGTTTTCTCTGACACGTTTGCCGTTATAGTAAAACCATATGCGGAGTGATCCGCCATGATTTTCAACGCCTGTTGGGTATGATGTATTACTCATTAAACCTCCCAGACGTCCAGGAGCATTAACAGGTTAACCGGAACTTGCATTTTTAACACCTGGTTGTTTCTGATTTTCGATCCAGCGCATAATTTCCTCTATGTTGTATACGCATTCACTGTTGCTCTTCGGAATTCCATCGACAGCGTAATGTCGATATTCTTTCCCCTGTAGCCATGATTTTTTCCTGGCTCGCTCAATGGTGCCTGGTTTTAGCCCTGTCGAAGCAATGAGGGTGCTTTCTGTACACCATTTACTTGGTGTTATTTGATAGATGATTGTCTGCATGTCAACCTCATAAAACTTTCAGCCCACGGCAGTGGCACCACACCTCAAACATTCGTTTCACAACTTCACGGCAGTAGAAACCGTCAACATCTCGCGTCAGGTCATAACGATTGCCGTAACGCTGGCGTACCCATAGCTCAAACGCTTTATTCATTCGCTACTTCCTTTTCATGGCTCGTAATTTTTTCAGATGAGCTTCCTGCTCTGTTTCTGCCAGAATTTGTCGGTATTCCTGGTGATCGATCCGTTCAAACGATTCATTAAAATCGTTCATTTTTACCGATTGTGTTCGCCCATCCATTCTTCTGTACAACACGGTGTTATTTATGCAGCGAATAATTTTTACCGGGTAACCGGCACTGTCGGTATACAGTTGTCCCTGATTAATCAAAGCAAACATTTTTTCTCCTGCTCTCTGAATAGTGAGAACTTCAGAGCCGTATGTTTGTAGCGGGTTCAATACTGATAATTTCTGCTGAGATAAGCATCCCGGCAAGCCAGAGTTCTCCGGACAGGTCTTCATCCTGACATATCAGTTCGCCAATATTAATGGTGGCCATGATATCTGTTCCCCCTGTGCGCTCATCCTCGACTTCTTCATAAGGCAGCGTTGCGTACAGGCTTTCAATAGCGCAACTGATAACATCCAGTCCGGTCAGATTGCCGCCGACAGTAACTTCGAATGTTTCGCGGTATTCCCATAGTCCGAAAGTTAATCGAACGGTTTGTTTTGCCATGCGTCCGCATGACGTCAGATTCGGGTCATAGTTCATTATTTGCGGTTGAGTATTCTGGGTGTTCATCTTCATTTCCCTTAGCCCGGCGGCCTGCCGGGCATATAAGTTATTTAATCTGGATAAATGGTGTATTGGCACCACTGGTCATGTATTGCGGCAGTGTACCGTTCCACTTGTTGATGGCTTCCAGCTCCATGACGCCTGGGTTCTGGCGCAGAGCTTCACCGCGTAAACGAATAGCATCGGCTTCTGCCTGGGCTTTTGTTCGAATGGCATCAGCCTGTCCGGCAGCTTCCGCACGTAGCATGTTGGCCTCCGCTTCACGTTGCTTGACTTCCTGTTCGCGCTGCAGGGTTTTCTGGTTTGCCGTGACTTTGGCGTTAATGCTGTCGATAACGGTTGGAGGGTATTCCGGTTTACCTACATAAGAGAGGCTCATTACCTGAATGCCGATGGGTGTCATCTCTTCCTGAATGTCTTTAAGTGCGGCATCCAGTAGTTCAGACTTGCCGCCGTCGATAAATTTGTCAGTGGTCATTTTGCTGGCCAGCCGATTGAGTGCGTCGGCAATTTTCTGGCGCAGGTCAGTGTCGGTAATGTCATCCACGCCTTTGCGGTAGGTCTGAAACACCGTGGTAACTTTGGATGGATCAACTTTGTAGGCCACACCGATGTGATAGCCGATGGTTGTACCGTCACTCATCTGGAAACTGAACGGTTCATCGTAGGTCTTCATTTGTTTGAAGGTGGGGAAGATATAAACTTCAGTATTCCAGCCAGTCCAGTAGCGACCAACACCGACCACCTCACCGACGCCTTTGTCGTCGCCCAGTTTATTTACCTTGATGCCAACATTACCTGGTTCAACGCGATCGCAACCGACAAGGCCAATTGTCGGCAGAACAATGGCTAAAGCAAAAATAATTTTTTTCATCTTTTATCCTTAGTGAAAGAAAGCCCCTTGTAAATGGCATAAATGCAGGGCGGGGTCAGAAACGCCAGTGCAAAGCCAGAAATAACTGCTATCGTATCCTTCATGGATATAAGGAACGGAACAAGTAATCCGTAAATGCATGCGATAATTGCCAGTAAAATTACTATTGTGAAATACAGTCTCATTGGTCTGTGGTATCCCGATATTTTTAACCGACTGACAGCGCAATAAAGAGAATAATGATTTCTGTTAGTGTAAGCACTGTGGCAAGGATTAAAATCAGTTTTACTCTGTTTAATTCACGGTTGCTTTTCATATAAACGGTTAGTAAAAAATGGAAGAATTATAGTCTTCTTAATATTTAATGTGTCACTGGCGCTTCTGGCATACCATGAGTATTCAGGTCGTTAATCATTTCATCCAGAAGGAGTTCAAGCCCTTCGCGCCCCATAGCAGAGAGAATGAAACCATTATCAGGATCTGCGATGAGCATTTTTTGATAGAGAAACAGAACTCTCCCCATGCCTTCAGCTTCGCCATATTTTTCAATAAATCCCCATTCAACATGGTTTTGCAGGGCAATGCGAAGTGGCCCCGGGTATATACTTATACAACCATGCTTTCCCTTATAAATAACTGCGTGATCTGTGGTTCCGTTATCGTTAGGGATATCAATGGTGCCGTTCTTGTTTTCCTCTTCACTGATAAACTTCATCACATACAGCCAGCGCCACTGAGCAACCTTCAGATCGACTGAAAATCTTCCCAGCAATCCGGCATCATCAGCTTCGGCAAGACATTGCATGATTCTTAAACCGTGCCAGTATGGATTATCGAATTCGCCATCATTAAGCCGCTGTACGGCCTCAATATAATCAATGGTTTTATTACCAATTTTTATGCCATGTGGCGTTACTTCTGATCGGAACTCTGAATGATTCATAATGTTTGCTCCTTTGCTGGTGGAATAATCGTGTAGCCAGCTCTTTTTGCCATCCACAGAAATGTATCCATGCAACCAACGAATTCATTATCCAACAGATGTTTTGAGTAAATTACTTCACCATTTTCAATAGTTAGCAACACTCTTACTTTTTTATGTGTTATGTTCTGTTGTTTTTCTTTCATTTATTTATCTCCCATATGCTTTGCGCAAATACAGGTTGGCTATATGAAGATAAGAATCTCCATGTTGTGCAATGAGGCAGGCAGTTTTATACGATGCCTTATGTTTCAGGAAGGTCATAACATAATCTCCTGCGAATAAATGTTGCAACAATCCCCGGCGATAAAACCGTAATAAACATTCAGGGAATATTTATTGTTATTGCGCTAATTCTTTTTCGGCAGCAGCTTTTGCATATTCACATGCAAAATTCAGAATTTCGCTGCCAAGTACTTTTGTTTCGTGATTACTGGACATATGTAATACCTGTGTTGCATGCAATAAATGATAAACATTTACCGCAAATGAATCAGGCTCCAGACAAATGCCTTCATAATCATCTTGTTGTGAGGTTGTTTCTGTCATTGCTCCTGAAGTGCATGCGAGCCTGTTTTTGACAATTCTCTTTCCTCTAATCACTATATCGGCTACATCTATTGCCTTTACAACCTCCGGGAGAAGTTCCTGGTTTGTATAATCAAAGTTATCAACATGGAGAACAGTTATGTTTTCGAACTTTTTCATGCGCAAGTATCTCCCGCTGTTGGTTTACCGGTTAACAGCCACATCGGGTCGCAACCAAGAACATTTGCCAGCGGGATAAGCATACTGATAGTTGGTTCATACTCTCCGCTCTCCCACTGGATTATGATGTCTTCATCGAGATCGAGCAGCCTGGCGAGTTCGGCTGTTGTTAAGCCGCAGGCTTCGCGTTGGGTGCGAAGGTTAACCAGCCAGCTTTTGGGGAAGGATTGTTTTTGTTGTGCAGGAGAAGCCGCAGATAGGGCATATTCATGGATAAATTCCATTACCTCAATGCCCAGTTCCTTTGAGCGAGCACAATCCAGAAGATGGAATGTGCGTACAGCACTTAGCAAATTCGCAATATTTAATGCAAAGGAATCAAATTCTAAGCTCTTAAGCGTAACACAGTCGCAGTTGCTAAAATTGGTTGTTTCTGGAGTTGCGTTTAGTGTCTTCATATATCCGCCAACAATTTTAAATTGAACTTAATCAAGTTATAATTGATGGTGCGATATTATGCTTTGAGAAATAGGCTGTCAAGAAAAAATTGATATCGTGTATTTTAGGCAGAAAAAACGGGCAAAGCCCGTTAAAATCAAAGACTAACCAAATCTGTTTATATTGAATGGTACAGATGAGATCACTTTAGACTGGATATAAAGCAGAGCTAAACCCTCTTTTTCGATGCTCCATGGTTGATAATTGGGGTTATCAGATAACACCATGATTTTGCTTCCAATTTTTTGAAGTCTTTTCACGTAGCATTCTCCATCAAAACAAAATGCATAAATGCCATCTCCATCAAAATAAGTTACTGTCTTATCGAGAAAAAGAAGGTCGCCAGGTGAGATTGTGGGAGCCATACTGTCTCCTCTGGCGTTACCTATTTCTATATTTTTGAATGCCCGATTTCCAACAAGACGTCGGGCATATTCAGGATCAAGTTCTATTGAGCGCACTACATCTATCAAGTCACCACGGACATGAGTTCCATCACCGCAACTGAACTCAACATCAAGGACATTAAACACGACGCTATCTGTTCTTGTCTGGTGTTTCTCTGGCGAGGAGAAGGTCGGTGAGGGGTCTTCACCTAAGAACCAGGATTGTGGATAACCGCTAATCTCTGATAACTGCGCAAGCTTATCACTCCGTGGAAATGTCTTTCCTGTTGTCCAGTACTGCACTGATTGCGCACTCACACCTAACTTACGGGCCAGTTGAGCTTGAGTCCATCCTTTTGCTTTCAGCATCGCGGCTATACGATTTTCCGTGTTTTTGACGTTCTTCATGACCAGGTCCTGTGGGTTTCTTTACAAGGATAAATCTTTACTTGATTTTAGTGTATTCGATCCTTTTGCAACTTGCATGTTAATTTAAAATTGATGTATTCTTGATTCATTAAGTTTATCTTGGTGATTTGTTATGAAAGGAAATGATTACGACGAACTTCGTGCATTAATTGCGCAAAATGCCATAGCGCGAAATCTTGGTGTGACACCGCAAGCGGTGAATCAGTGGTTTTCAAAAAGCACAATTCCTGCTCGTTTCGTTTTACGGGTATGTGAGGTGGTTGCATGGAAGGTTACGCCTCATGGCTTAAGGCCAGATCTTTACCCTCACCCTGAAGATGGAATTCCTGATTCGTTACGCAAAACATCAAATCCAAGCTTAGCGCACACGGGGGAGGGGAGGTAAGGAAGTATGAACGAAGAACGAATCGAATGCATTCTTGAGGCCATATCAGCCCTTACCGACGAAGAGATTCAGGAGGCAAGGACTGTTGCTGAAAAAACAGCCTTAGCTTTGGGTTTTTCGGTTAATCCTGGTTGATGGAGTTATCCAGAACGGCAGCGATGTATTCACACATATCCTGTCCTCGCTCCCTCTGCTGTTGCGGCTGACTTTTCAGGTTTTTAATTAACTCCATTCCGGATGCTGCGAGCTTTATTCGCTCTTGGATGGGAAGGGACGACAGCAATAAACCAAGTAATGCCTCAAGGCCGTCTAGCTTGGTTTCAACGCTGAATTTAGTTGTATCAGTCATAGGTAATTTCCTTACTGGTTGTGTGAGAACTCCAGTATACCACCGAGCCTGAAGTGGTTAAAAGACAGGCAAATTGAAGAGGCTAACCATGACTCCAGAAGAATTTATCTGCAAACACATAACGGAAAAGCTGGTGGCGGAGGGCTTCCCTGAAATTGTTGCCAGGGGGGGGCATGCCGGGGACTGGATTACTACCGCCGTAGCTCGCAGGCCAGCCGCAAAGGAGCGATGTTTAATGATTGCTTGTTTCGTGCGCGGCAATGGGCACTTGGTCAGACAAATATTACTGAGCGAAAGGAAAAGAAAAAGCCGGGCCGGATTAAGGTGGGCCAGCCCGGCCTGTCCTGACTTACCTTTGGAATCAACCTTCAAGGAGCTGTTCCATGATAAACGCCCGATTAATCACTGATCCTGACCGCCAACCGGAGGGCATTAATCACCAGACTGGAAAAGGCCTCAATCATCTGACTAAAGGACATTGATCATGCTTAACATTAGCAGCACTCAAAAATTAGTCAACCCTTCAGATCCTGTTGGACAAATTCCGGTCGAACAGTGGTACAGAAGAACGTACGTGGTTTCAGAGTACGCCCGCACTTATACCGAGACAATTATCGGAAAGGCCAAATGCCCCTGTTCCGCAGCTGTGAATGGTGCGATGGCAATACGTAACGCCAATCCTTCGGTTTTATCCATCCGTTTTATAAGTATTGAGCAGCTTTCTCCTGAAGAAGGAGAGGCCAGCGAGCGCGCCCTTGACGCCTGGTTTGAGAAACATCCTGAGGAGATTGAATGATGAACACCGCAATTTTTAACGACAAAGTATCCATGACCAGCGTTGAAATCGCAGAGCTGGTTGGAAGTCAACACGGCAATGTCAGAATATCAATAGAGCGTCTGGCAAAACGCGGGGTGATTCAACTTCCTGCAATGCAAAAAGTTGAGAACGAACAATCATTTAGCCAAAACAAATTCACAAACGCATATATTTTCGAAGGCGAACAAGGCAAACGCGACAGCATCATTGTCGTCGCACAACTTTGCCCGGAATTCACTGCCCGCCTGGTAGATCGTTGGCGTGAACTGGAAGAACAGATCCGTAAGCCAATGAGCGAAATCGAAATGGTTGCCGCGATGGCTCTTGAAGCAGTTCGTCAGCAAAAACGCCTCGACAAGATGGAAGAAAAAGTTAGCCACGTTGCCGAAACTGTCGAACAAATCAAAAGAGGCACCATACGCGATGGTTATGCAGGATACCGTCAGCTGGTGGCGAAAACAGGTATGTCAGATGCGAAATGCCGCAATCTGGTGAACGCATATCAGATCCCTACCGACACCCATGAATTTATGACGCCGGACGGATTATTGTCTCGTCGCGCGATTGTTGCAGTAGAACCCTTCATGTTTGCTTTTTATCGCATGATGAGTGAAGCAGAACCACGAGGTACTCGCTGGTATCACCCGAAAATGGGCCTGTTTCAGGCGCTGGGCTGGCAGGTGTGATTATGCTCACAGGTAACACATGCAAGTACTCAATCGCTGGTTCCGCGATGGCAGAGGGCGTCGCGTCCACGTTATACGCTGGGAGTCTGAAACACAGCGGGTCATTTACCTGCGTGATGGTTATCCGCATGAATGTTTCAGTCCGTTGTGGTTATTTCGTCGTGATTTTGTTGAGTGCGAAGCACCGCCAGAATGACGGTGCAATGGTGGAAACTTACACGAAGCGGATCTGGAGTTTTTTTCCTGTTGCGCGGGCAAATTTTTTCAGTGTGGAAAATGATGGTCCACTGACACCTGACGCCAGATTACTTTCCATTCTGCTGATGACAGTAGCTTTGGTTCCCATGCGTTCAGCGACGTCAGCCTGGGTTAAACCAGCCTCTTTACGTGCTGCCAGCATTTCATCAAGCAGCGCAAATTCGTCGGCGATGGCGTCGTATTCTGCTTTAAAAGCTGGATCCTTCATCCATTTATCAGCCATTTCATCATGTGTAATGGTTGGCGGATTACGTTTACCAGTCATGCTTTACCTCCTTCATTCTGGTTTCAGCTTTTTGGCGTTCGGCTGGTGGGGTTTTCTGGGTCTTCTTGATGAAACTATGCAGCATGATGATGCGTTTTCCTGCCAGGGTGCAGTAAAAGATGCGTGCGATGCCATCACTACCTTTAATCCGAAGCTCGAAAAGCCCGTTACCGAAAGCACTGGTATGAGGTTCTCCGAGATTGCTGCCGTATACCTTCATGCGTTCAACAAGATGCTGGTATCGGGCACGCATACTCAATGGAAGCTGGTCGACCTCCAGCCTGACCTCTTCACTGTAGTATTCGATAGTGTAGTTCATGAGTTAAAACATAACAAAATGGTTATGTTTGCACAATATATTGATTCTGCAATTTCGGGACGTTACACTGTTCCAGCACCTTATAAAGCGGGTGTCGGGCGTGGAAACCCGAAATTCAATATAGAGCACAACCGCGCTCATGCGGTTTTTTCGTGTCATGAGCATTGCTACGCCCAAATTATGGTGGGGCGTGCAGGGCCAACTTCGGTTGGGCCGGGTTCTATGTTGACCGGTATTTCCACCCCTGTACGTCTCACCACCTATATGGTCGTGGAAAGCCTTGGTGGTGAGTTCTTTGAATTCAACATAGGGGCTGTCACCATGACTACCACCACTACCCACCCATTCCTCAAAATTGAGATTATTAACGGTAAGACCGTTATTTTCTCTTTGCATGTAGCCTGCCATTTCAAGCGCATGCACCAGAACATCGTCGACAAAATCGAGTATCTGAACTGCTCACGCGAGTTTTTTACCCGCAATTTCATACCGGGTACTTATCACATCTATGGTGACTCCCTGCGTGGTTATTACATCACCCTTGATGGCCTGATGATGCTTCAGCTTGGGTTAAGTCTGCGCACAATGCGGTACTACGAGAGCTGCATTGAAGCATTCCATGAAACTGAAACCAGTCTCAGTCACACCGCTTTCCGTCGTAATCAATGGGAGGTGCGCCCATGATTCGCCGCGTCGTTAATTCCCTGTATCACCGATACAACCGTTGCCCCCGTGTGGGGCAGTGGTTCGCCACCAGCAACGGTCACGTTCTGCGGGTTTGTCTGGTCAGCACCGAAAACCAGAAAGTTGTGTGTGAATTACTGGGGCGTAACTACACCATTAGCTACCCACTGGCGGTGTTTCAGTCCGGAAAAATGTTTAAACGCCTGGGAGGTGCCGTGTGAACTGTTTTCAGTTTGTATGCGGAAGTGTTTTCGATAATCCGATTCAGCGCCTGATTATGTTGCGTGTTTTGATGTCGGGTTCTTCAGACGGTGAAGGTGAGAGGGTTATTGATCACCAGGTCCTTGCCGATTTTTGTTGCTGTTCAAAACAGGCAATGTTCAGAGAAACCCTGGCCCTGGAAAGGGCGGGGTATCTGCGTATCCGAAAAATTGCAACGCTCACTATTGATGCAAAAGCCCGGTTCCAGCCTGCCCGGGGTTACACCATTGTTATGCCGCGTAAGGAGGCTGTATGAGTCGTTACGCCCCCACACCGGAAGTTATAGCTATTGGTCAAATTAATATTTCCGGCAATGTCACACCAGCGAACTGGTGGAAACATATTCGGCTACCCAGTGGTCGTCCGGATGCGACCGCTATCGCCCTGCTCTCAGAGATCGTTTATTGGTACCGCCCGACAGAAGTCCGGGATGAGCATACCGGGGCTTTACTGGGATATCGCAAGCGTTTTCAGGGTGACAAGCTGCAAAGAAGCTATCAGGCGTTTGCTGAGCAGTTTGGTTTTGGGAAAAGGGAAACCGCAGATGCGCTGAAGCGTCTTCGCGATGCCGGGTTTATTACTCTGGATTTACGCACGGTGGAAATGCTAGACGGGGTGAAATGCAGCAATATTTTGTTTGTCGGGATCAACCCACAGGCAATTGCTGCCATCACCACACCTTCTTCTGTTTCGTCAGAAAGCAACAGCAATAACACAGTCAGCGACACAGCTATTACGTTAAAACGGAACACCCCCCAACGTCATAACGGAACAGGGGATACGCCGAATGTTGATACAAATACAGAGATTACTACAGAGATTACAACGGAGACTAAAAACACTATTGGCGCATCCGCTGACGCGTCTGCACCAGCGCGTTCTGCCCGACAGGAATATTCACCGGAATTTGAACAGGCCTGGCAGGAATACCCCAAACGTGCTGGTGGTAATTCCAAGTCGGCAGCCTTCAAAGCCTGGAAAGCCCGAATCAGGGAAGGTGTGACACCCGAAACCATGCTTGATGGCGTGAGGCGTTATGCCGCCTGGGTACGTGCCACAGGAAATACCGGCACACAATTCGTGAAGCAGACCGCGACGTTTTTTGGACCCGATCGTCACTTCGAAGATTTCTGGCAACAGCCAGCCGCTCCCGGAGGTGGGCGACAGCGACAGATAGATATCCTGTCTGGTCTTGGTGCCATGTCTGACGAATTCGGTAAATCCAGTGACAACTTAACATTCTGAGGTGACAGCGATGATGACGTTTAACCTGCGTGAACAACAAACAAGACTACAGGCGCGGATGGATGAGTTACGGTCTGAGATGGCGTTTGCGGAGACTGGGGAAAAACCGTGGCCTTATCGTTCCTGCCGGATGCGTGAAGGTCGCGGATATTGCGAAAAACATGGCGAATATCACACGCATATTCTGGTGTGGGGGGATCGTAATGGCGAGGACAGAGAGAAAATTTCACACTGCCCTCACTGCCTGAGTGCTGAAATCAACGATGTGATTATGGAGTTGTCGTCCTTGAAGGCGGAAGAACTGACTGATAACGCCGGAATTGCACTGCGTTTTCGTGACTGTGAGTTTGAAAACTATCAGGAGATTAATCCTGACGCAGCCAGAAATCTTGCTGCCTGTCGTCGCTATGCCGAAAACTGGGCGGATGTTCTGGAGAACGGCACAAATCTCGTGCTGACTGGCAGTTGTGGCACCGGGAAAAATCACCTGGCGGTTGCGATGGCAAAATATGTCATCCGCAACTATCTCGCCAGTGTTGAGATCACCGACGTGATGCGCCTGACCCGGGCTGTGAAAAACTGCTGGCGGAATGACAGCGAAAAAACTGCGGATGAGGTGATTGAGCATTATGCATCACTGGATCTGCTGATTATCGACGAAGTGGGTGTCCAGTTTGGTAGCGCGGCGGAAATGGCCATTCTTCAGGAAATTATCAATGCCCGGTACGAAAGTATTCTGCCAACCATCCTGATCAGCAATCTTTCACCGAAGGCGTTGTGGGCATACATCAGTCCACGTATTGCTGACAGGGTTACGGATGGTGGCCGTAACCTGTTGTCCTTCAACTGGCCCAGCTACCGGGCACATACCGGAGGTGTGGCAGCATGATCAGCCAGAACAGTCCGGTCTGGCGTAACGATGATCTGGAAGGTGCTGTTATTGGCGCATTCTTTTTGCGTGGGGCAGATCCGGAAGTGATGGATATTCTGGCCACACTACCGGCGGACGTTTTTTCTGTACGACCGTACCGGGATATCTACACAGGCATCTGCAGACAGGCCCGTGTGTCCGGCGTGATTGATCCTGTGCTGTTGTGCAATGAGATGCCGGAACTTGCCCCGGTGATTACTGATACCGGGCGTAAAACCTGGGTGAAGTCATCTCTGGAACACTATGTTGCAGCACTGCGACGCAATGCCGCACTGCGTGATGCAGAAAAAACACTGGCCGAAGCATTGCAGAAATTACGTGATGCGCATACCTGTGAAGCAGCTGAAGATGCCCTGAAGGATGCTCAAAACATGATGGTCTCATTGTCGACCGAAAAGGGCATTATTCAGCCTGTACACATTGATGATGTACTTCCGGAGGTGGTTGACCGTGTTGAATGCCGGAATCAGGGGCTGGAGAAATCCAGGACGTTGATGACCGGTATTGATGAGCTGGACGCAAAAACAGGAGGCATGGAGCCCGGCGACCTGATATTCATCGCGGCGCGCCCTTCGATGGGGAAAACAGAACTGGCGCTGGATATCATCGACAAAGTGACTGAACAGGGGCGCGGTGTTCTTCTGTTCACAATGGAAATGGCGAACATTCAGATCGGTGAACGCATGGTGTCTGCTGCCGGAGGAATGCCTGTATCGCGCCTGAAATCTGTCTCTAACTTTGGTGACGAAGACTGGGCGCGTTTCATTAAGGGTGTGGAGCTGATGACCGGACGCAATATCTGGATGGTGGACCAGGCGAACCTGACCATTGACGAGATATGCGTAACAACGAAACACCATTTGATTAAACATCCGGAAACGGCACTGGTGGTGGTTGATTATCTCGGGCTGATAAAAACCCGAACCACGGGGCGTCATGACCTTGCCGTGGGTGAAATCTCAAAGGGGCTTAAAGGCCTGGCAAAATCCGGTGGTTTTCCGTTGATTGCGCTGAGCCAGCTTTCCCGTGGTGTGGAGTCCAGGCCCAATAAACGCCCTATGAACTCAGACCTGAAAAATTCCGGAGAAATAGAGGCGGATGCAGACATCATTCTGATGCTTTACAGGGATGAAGTGTACAACCCGGATACGCAGGCCAGAGGCATTGCAGAAATCAATATCACGAAACAACGTAACGGTTCTCTGGGGACGATTTACCGGCGTTTTTATAACGGACATTTTCTGCCCGTAGACCAGGAAAGCGCACAGATTCTTTCCACCCCAATGCAGCAGCCCCAGCCGCGCAGATACAGCAATAAGCGAACCGACAGCAGTAAGATGGAGCGTTTCTTTTGAACAACCAGACCATGACTTTTACGCCTGAACAATTACGTAAACAGGCACAGGAAATGTTACGACAGGCGGAACAACTGGAAAAGACAGGCGTAACAAAAGATGCCATTCGTAAGGATATGGTGCCAGCGCTCAGGGAACTGATGCAGGCGAAACACCGCGCACAAAAAGCAGTGGATGAGCTGGTGGATTGTGTGGCAGAGCTGGAAACCAAAGTTGGAAAGTTTGAAAAACTGGTGCAGGAGGTACTGCGCTGATGCGTGATATTCAGATGGTTCTTGAGCGTTGGGGAGCGTGGGCGGCTAATAATCATGAAGATGTGACCTGGTCGTCCGTTGCCGCCGGTTTTAAGGGATTAATTCCTTCAAAAGTAAGATCTCGTCCGCAATGCTGTGACGATGACGCGATGATCATTTGTGGATGTATGGCCTGTCTGAAAAAGAGCAACAATGGCTTACATGATTTGCTGGTGGATTATTATGTTGGTGGGATGACGTTTATGATGCTGGCGCGGAAGCATAATTGCTCTGATGGGTATATCGGGAAAAGGTTACAGAAAGCAGAGGGAATAATCGAAGGTATGTTAATGGCATTAGACATTTGCTTAGAGATGGATATTGATGTTACTAAGCTTAATTAATACGATTATTTTTTAATAAAAAATGGGGCGTAAAAACACCCCCAAGATAAAGGGTAATATATAACAGAAAGTTTAGATAGTAAGAAGCAGGGCTCTAATGCTTCTTAAAGAAGTGGCTTGAGGGAGCCACTTATATGCTGAGAAGATAAAACCTTCTCAGCATATCCTTTATTAACCAGATTAGAACTGGTATACCATACCTACAGCAACGATATCGTCAGTGTTTACACCAAGAGCTTTAGTAAAGTCATTTTTGTCAAGCAGGTTGATTTTGTAATCAACGAATGTAGACATATTTTTGTTGAAATAATAAGTTGCGCCAACATCAACATATTTGACTAAATCTTGGTCACCAAAAATGCCAAGATCTTTACCTTTTGATTGCAGATAAGCAACAGACGGACGCAGACCGAAATCGAACTGATATTGTGCAACAGCTTCGAAGTTTTGTGCTTTATTAGCCACAAAGTAATCTGCGAATTTAGTCATATTCTGGGTTTCTGAATAGGTTGTTGCCAGATAAACGTTGTTTGCGTCGTATTTCAGACCTGCAGCCCAGACTTCTGCATTTTCGCCGGAAGCAAATACTCCTGGGAGAAGTTTACCCAATTTGACTTGAGTGTCGGTACGATCAGATTTCGCATACGTTGCACCAATGCCGAAACCTTCGTATTCATAGGTCGCAGAGAAACCAAAACCATCGCCATTGCCTTTGGTGTAGTTATCTAAGCTACTACGATCATGATTATTCTTACCCTGGTACTGTGCAGCAAAATTCAGACCATCAACCAGACCAAAGAAGTCGTTGTTACGATAAGTTGCAACACCAGTGGTGCGACCAGTCATGAATACATCTGTTTGGGTCCAGGTATCTCCACCGAATTCTGGCAGAACGTCAGTCCATGCACCGATATCGTATGCTACACCGTAGTTACGACCGTAATCGACGGAGCCGTAGTCACCGAATTTAAGCCCTGCAAATGCAAGACGGGTTTTATCTTTGGCTGCTCCCTGTTCTTCAGTACGGTTTCCTTTGAATTCATATTCCCACTGACCGAAACCAGTCAGTTGATCGTTGATCTGAGTTTCGCCTTTGAAACCCAGACGAGCATAAGTTGTGTCGCCATCATTTGCATCGTTAGAGGAGAAGTAGTGCTTAGCATTAACTTTTCCGTACAGATCCAACTTGTTGCTGTCTTTATTATAAATCTCTGCTGCCTGAGCAGACATCGCCATCAGTACTGATGCAGCCACAGCAGAAATTGCCACCGTTAATTTTTTCATCACGAACCCTTTTTTTGAACTATTTTTAAAAAATGATGTCACTGCGCGATAAATATTCATCTAATCAATGTGGTTATTTCAAGAGGCAAGTTTAATTTAGTGATTGATAATATGATCAAGATCTCATTTATGCGCGTTGGTGTAATTTGTCGATATTTTTGTGTAATGCGGAATTTAATTAATGAAATACATTATTTACTCATTTTTCATTGAAAAATAACAATGATGTATTTGGTGTAATATGTGTTATTCGCATGTTTGGTTTTGTTATAGAGCATTAACATTTGAGTGGCGTATTTGTGGTTTACGTACGTAAAAATTCAATTATGATGTTAAGAGTGGTTGCTTCGACTCCTTCCTTAAAACCGCCGTCGGGCTGTTTTTTGTACCCGAAAAACGGCACAGGACGTTAAACGTGCTGGTGGTTACGAATACCGGTCTTTCAGCTTGCTGGCTTTTTCGACAAGAGTTATTGGTATGTCACGTTAACCGGAAAAGGGAAAAAGACATGCTAAAACAGCAGGATATGACCGAAACCGCCAGAGTGGTGTTTAATGAATTAAGCGTCACCGAACCGGCGACCGTCGGGGAAATTGCGCAGAATACTTACCTTTCACGCGAACGCTGCCAGTTAATACTGACCCAGCTTGTTATGGCGGGTCTGGCAGATTATCAGTTCGGTTGTTACAGACGCCTTCCTCAGTGAAGGCTTTTTAATTTGTGGTAATGGGCGGCTGGTGGGTGTTAGCGGCACCTGCCAGCCATCTGCTCATGCGTTGGGGTCACAAGCAAACCTCAGGCCCATCTGCTTTGCGCAAAAGCGGTATGAGCCTATCAGAGAAGAGCTTATTGATCTATGGCTAATACTGTAAAAATATCCAGTTGTGAGTTAATCAACGCTGATTGCCTGGAATTTATCCGGACCTTACCGGAAAACTCTGTCGATCTGATAGTCACAGACCCGCCATACTTTAAAGTGAAGCCCGAGGGCTGGGATAACCAGTGGAAGGGCGACGCTGATTACCTGCAATGGCTGGACCAGTGTCTTGCGCAGTTCTGGCGGGTATTAAAACCCGCCGGAAGTCTTTACCTGTTCTGTGGTCATCGCCTGGCATCTGACACCGAACTCATGATGCGTGAACGTTTTAATGTGCTGAACCACATTATCTGGGCGAAGCCGTCCGGACGCTGGAATGGGTGCAACAAGGAAAGCCTGCGGGCGTATTTCCCGGCAACAGAGCGCATTCTGTTTGCCGAACATTATCAGGGGCCATACCAGCCCAAAAGTGACGGTTATGCAGCAAAGGGGCGCGAGCTTAAGCAGCATGTCATGGCCCCGCTGATTTCTTACTTTCGTGATGCGCGCGAATCACTGGGGATAACGTCAAAACAGATAGCAGAAGCCACCGGAAAGAAAAACATGGCTTCGCACTGGTTTGGTACCAGTCAGTGGCAGTTACCGAATGAGGCCGATTACAGTAAACTGCAGGCGCTGTTTGCACGTGTGGCGGCAGAAAAACACCAGCGCGGTGAACTGGAGCAGCCACATCACCAGCTGGTCAGCACATACAGCGAACTGAACCGGCAATATGTCAGCCTGCTGGAGGAATACAAATCACTGCGGCGTTATTTTTCCGTATCGGCTGTCGTTCCTTATACGGATGTCTGGACGCACAAGCCCGTGCAGTATTATCCGGGCAAACATCCCTGTGAAAAACCGGCGGATATGTTGCGTCAGATAATTACTGCCAGCAGCCGTCCAGGCGATTTGGTCGCAGATTTTTTTATGGGGTCAGGTTCCACGATAAAAGCGGCACTGTTGCTGGGACGCAGGGCGATTGGCGTGGAACTGGAAGAGGAACGTTTTAATCAGACGGTCAGAGAAATAACGAAAGATTTTTAATTCAGTGATGATATAAGTTGTATATTTCTGATACAGATGTATACACATATTTAAAACTGAACACCAAATATATTTTTGATGTCTGAAAAACTGTCGTTAGTATTCTGACTGGTCCGGAAGGTGGTTGTCTTTATGTTCACAGGGGTGTTGCTTGCCACCGGAAAGACCAGTGCTGGCTTTCCCGGTAATTCGTGTGATTCCGGAAGCCAGCACAGTATGCGGGTATCGTATAATGGCTATTACCTCAGCTTTCCAGGCTGATGATGCGGGTTCGATTCCCGCCACCCGCTCTCCAGTAAAACTGATGAGTCATAGCTTTATCAGCACTGACGAATTTTCGTGAAGAATCTGGTTGCGGACACTTTATTTTCTTCATTCTGTAATGCCTGGCCGGTTACAGTTTCAGTGCTGTGTTTTTTACATTGTTAATGGTATGCGTTATCAGAATGAGTCGTCGCCTGAACCGGGGTCTACGATTCGTCAGAATTGCGTTGCAGGTTGACGACTCATTCTGATACCGATAATTCGATACAAGTAATCCTGCTTAACTCTTGCATGATGAATGCGTTAGCCCGTCTCATGACGGGCATTTTTTTATCCATACACAGGGTTCGTACCGGCGGACCTTTTTCACATCTGTGTCCTGCACACACCACATCAGAAAACACCAGATAACACCACACAAAAGGCATCTGCGGGTGCCTTTGACGGGGTGTTTTTTACGGGCCGACAGTGGCCTTTTTTTATTTACAGGAGAAAAAGTATGTCTGAACCCTTATCCGGTTCCGGCACGGCTGCGGCGCTCGGCGGGGCGACGGTATTCGGGCTGTTTACCGGAACGGATTTCGGGATTGTGTTTGGTGCATTCGCAGGGGCGCTGTTTGTGGCCACGATACCACAGAAGATTTCTGTCTGGCGTGTGGCAGCGCATTTTCTGGTGTCGTTCATTGTTGGCGTACTGGGGGCGGATGTGATGGCGTCTTACCTGGTCGAAAAACTGAATCTCCACAGCACATCTCTCGACGCGCTTTGCGCGGTACTGGTATCGGTGGTGTCGGTGAAGATTCTCTCATTCATCCACCAGCAGGATATCGCATCGCTGGTATCCGGGCTGTTCTCCCGTCTGCGGGGTGGAGGCGGTAATGTTAAGTAACCTTCCCGGATTACTGAATGTGGTGTTAAGCACGGTTATCGTGCTGACGCTCTTTTTTTATCGTCGTGGTGAGTCGAGACATAAACCGCTGATGTCGTGGCTGGCCTGGCTGCTGATGCTGCTTTATGCCTTTGCGCCGCTTTGTTATCTGTGTGGTCGCTTTCCACCCGGTAACTGGCTGGTCGTCCTGATTAACCTGGTGTTCTGCGTGCTGGTGATACGAGCACGCGGGAACGTATCAAAAATCCTTGTATTACGAAGGCGCTGATATGAAGTCGAAAGATGAAATTTTTGACGAAATTCTGGGAAAAGAGGGCGGTTACGTCAATCACCCGGATGATAAAGGTGGTCCGACTAAATGGGGCATCACTGAAAAAGTTGCCCGTGCACACGGTTATCAGGGCGATATGCGTGACCTGACGCGTGGGCAGGCGCTGGAAATACTCGAGGCGGACTACTGGTACGGACCACGATTCGACCAGGTTGAGGACCTGTCTCCTGATATTGCCGCAGAGTTGTGCGATACGGGCGTGAACATGGGGCCAACTGTGGCGTCCAGAATGCTTCAGCGCTGGCTGAACGTTTTCAACCTGCGCGGGAAACTCTATCCGGATATGGATGCAGATGGACGCATCGGGCCGCGTACTCTTAATGCATTACGGGCATATCTGAAAAATCGCAGCAGGGATGGTGAACTGGTACTGGTGAAAGCCCTGAACTGTACGCAGGGCGAGCGTTATCTGGAGCTGGTAGAGAAACGCGAGGCCAATGAGTCGTTTGTCTATGGCTGGATGAAAGAGCGCGTGGTGGTTTAAAAACTGACACTGAAGTGCTGAACACCCTCAACTCATGCAGGCTCTTTTCTGGGGCTACGATGAGCGAAAGTAAGGGGCATAGCATCAGATAGCAAAAACCCCGGCTGCGGTAACAGTCCGGGGTTTTCTGTTTCTGGCCCTGGGTAAGGCAAAGGAGAACATGAGGAAGTATAAACTAATTCTGTTGAGGTTGACCATGAAAAACGGCCTTGAATTGAAAGCGCCTGTAACTGATGACATCAGCAGAGCGGTGGCTTTTGCCATTAAGTGGGTGGCGGTCGGTATCGCTGTGTCTCCGATGCTGTATGGGATGGCAAAATTGATCATTGCTGTGAAATCGTAAGTGGGGCAGGGGTAAATATGTCAGATAGCATTATAAAACTGGCGCGAATTCTCTGTGTGGTTGTTGGCCTTTCATTTTCAGCAATGTTGGTTGCCATTTTCATTTCCACCGCCTGGCGAGTATTGAGCTTATCCGGATTGATTGGTGGATAGTGAGATGAAGCGAAAACACTGGACACACAGAATGCCGCGAACGGCGGCGAAATGGGTACTGGTAGCGATACTGGTGCCTTTTTTCCTGGTGGGATGCGTCAGCCTGGATAAGGCGCGCCAGCTTTTCGATACAGCTTCTCAAGTCTGTGAAATTGTCGACGGTGTTCGGCAGTGTATGCAGAACTGATCGCCTGTAAGAGCAGAATATTTTGCTGAAAAATGAAGGATGCGCCGGCGTCCGGAAAGCATGAAATTCTGTGTTTGTGGCTACTCAATAAAATAAATTCTTTCTGTCGCCGCGAATACTCAAATGTTGATCAGCGCCCGGGGCGGTGACGGGCTTCGATATCAGGAGAAGATAATGGAAAAGAAAGAAGACAAACCAATGGTAATTGGTGCTGTGGCTGTTCCGTTTAAGTTTGAACTGTCACAACTGGTGGAAATGTGCATCAGTGATGAATGGGGTGAGGTTAAAGCCCGCGCTCAGTATGCGGATGGCGAAAACCAGTACTTACTCCACTACAAAGCTGCTGATGGTCGCGCCACGACGGAGTGGTTTGGTGAGTCAATGCTGGAAGCAACAGAAGATGATCGCCATCCTGGCTGTCCGGTATTTGCCGGTATGAAATTACCGGAAGGCGCGGTCGTTACTGAGTAACAGCAGGCATTACAGCAGCCCTTCACACAGAGGGGCTGCGATAATGTGAGAAATAAAAAACCGGTCACAGGGAGCAGCTACACAGAACCGGCTGGCGAAGACCGCCAATACCACCCATGCATTGATGCAACATACTAATGACAATAGCCGCTATTGATGTAAATGCAATGTTATGCATCGACGAAAATAAAAAACCGGCAGGGGAAATCCATTGAAGATTTGCCGGTGGCAAAAGAGGGCCATGTTTTTAACCTTAGTCGCAGAGTTACGGAGTGCAACTACGAATGCTGCCGGTATATGGCTGAATGGCGTTTCAATGATGTACGTCATTTTATCTGTAAATGTTAATGATAAACGCTCTCATTTGTGCGGGTCCTTCCGGTGGGGTGGCCTGCCACGGGGCGGCAGCGGCGCGGAAAACGGCTAGTTTTTGCATTTTCATGGTGGCGGCAGCATGTGAGGTAATTTATTGATAATTAAAAGCTATTTCCATTTTCACCTGTACAATATTTTTTTCTCCCTGTCATTAGACCAGTTTGCAATGCATTGAAATATATAAATAAACCTGATTTTCACCTGCCAGATGGAGTTGCTTATGTCAAATGTGAGCGGGATCGGTGATGCTTATTACTGGAGTGTTTTTAAAATCGCCGAGGCCTTTGGGCTTCACCGGGACACAGTAAAAAAACGGCTCCTCGCGGCCAACACTCCTGTGGCTGCGACTGTCAGGGGGAACCCCGTTTACGCCCTGCAGCATGTCGGGCCTGCCCTGTTTAGTGTGAAGCATGAGGCAGCAGACTCTGTTCATGATCCATCCCGTATGGAGCCGAAAGAGAGAAAGGACTGGTACCAGTCTGAAAATGAAAGGATCAAGCTGGAAAAGGAGCAGCGAAAACTCATCCCCGTTGATGAAGTAGTCATCGTCTATTCGTCCATGAGAAAGGCTGTCGTCCAGGTTCTGGAGACAATTCCGGATGTTCTTGAACGCGATTGCGCCCTGACTCCTCAGGCCGTCGGCGTTGTACAGCAGGCCATTGATGACCTGCGATACATTCTTCAGGAAAAATCCTACGAGGCTTGTGCTGCTGAATTAATTCCTGATGAGGAAGGAGAGAGTCTCTAGGAGGAATAATGGGTTTTTCATCAGCCCGAAATTTGGGAAGGGACATATCGGCAGGATTTTCCCCACCACGTCGCATGCCGATTTCGGAGGCTGTTAAAAAATTCATGCGTGTTCCCAAGGGGGCTGGTAACTCGGTGCCATGGGATCCTGAACTGACACCCTATATCATTGAGCCCATGAACTGCCTGGCATCGCGTGAATACGATGCGGTGATTTTTGTTGGTCCTGCGCGAACAGGGAAGACCATTGGTCTGATCGATGGATGGATTGTCTATACCATCGTTTGCGATCCTTCGGACATGCTCGTTGTGCAGATGACCGAAGATAAGGCCCGCGAGCATTCTAAAAAGCGCCTCGACAGAACGTTCAGAAGCAGTGCGGCGGTAAAGAAAAGAATGAGTCCACGTCGTAACGACAATAATGTCCATGATAAGACGTTCAGGGATGGCTCGTTCCTTAAAATTGGTTGGCCCTCGGTCAACATTATGTCGTCGTCGGATTACCGGTTTGTCGCCTTAACCGATTACGACCGTTTTCCGGAGAATATCGACAGCGAGGGTGATGGTTTCTCCCTGGCCTCAAAACGTACCACCACATTTATGTCCGCCGGGATGACTCTGGTGGAGAGCTCGCCGGGACGTGACATCTGCGACAGCAAATGGCGACGTAAGTCGCCTCATGAAGCGCCACCGACGACTGGTATTCTTTCCCTTTACAATCGTGGTGACCGCCGCCGCTGGTACTGGTCATGTCCGCACTGCGGTGAATATTTTCAGCCAGCCATGGATGCCATGACCGGCTACCGTAATGAACCGGATCCCTTTAAAGCCAGTGAGGCGGCGTATCTACTTTGCCCGCACTGCAGCGGCATTATCACTGCGGAGAAAAAGCGTGAGCTCAATAGTGCAGGAGTCTGGTTGCGTGAAGGTCAGGTCATTGATCGTAACGGCAACGTTTCCGGTGAACCGCGCCGCTCCCGTATCGCCAGTTTCTGGATGGAAGGGCCAGCTGCTGCGTATCAGACCTGGGCGCAACTGGTTTACAAATTACTGACTGCAGAACAGGAGTATGAAGCGACAGGAAGCGAAGAAACACTCAGGGCGGTTATCAACACCGACTGGGGATTGCCTTATCTTCCTCGTGCCAGCATGGAGCAACGAAAAAGTGAACTGCTTGAGCAGCGGGCGGAGCCAGTTCCTTCCCGCAGTGTGCCGGATGGCGTTAATTTCCTTGTGGCGACAGTGGATGTGCAGGCGGGACGTCATCGCCGTTTTGTGGTTCAGGTAACGGGCTATGGCAGCCGTGGCGAACGCTGGATTATTGATCGTTACAACATCACGCAGTCATTGCGCGGTGACAGCGACGGGGAGAGCCAGCGAATTGATCCGGCCAGCTATCCGGAAGACTGGGATGTCCTGCTGACGGATGTTTTTCATAAAAGCTGGCCGCTGGCCTCCGACCCTTCTCAACAAATGCGACTGATGGCAATGGCGGTGGACTCCGGCGGTGAAGACGGGGTCACTGATAATGCCTATAAATTCTGGCGTCGTTGCCGTCGTGATGGCCTTGGTAAACGTATTTACCTGTTTAAGGGCGACAGCATCCGGCGCGCAAAACTGATCACCCGTACATTCCCTGATAACACCGGACGAACGGGCCGACGGGCGCAGGCTGCGGGTGATGTGCCTCTCTGGCTTCTTCAGACTGACGCTCTGAAAGACCGGGTGAATAACGCGTTATGGCGTGATTCTCCCGGTCCTGGCTATGTGCATTTTCCCGACTGGCTGGGGAGCTGGTTTTACGACGAACTGACGTATGAAGAGCGGAGCAGTGACGGGAAATGGAGTAAGCCGGGGCGCGGTGCGAACGAAGCCTTTGACCTGATGGTGTATGCCGAGGCGCTGGTCATTCTGCATGGGTACGAGAAAATTCAGTGGCCTGATGCGCCGGAGTGGGCGTGCCGGGAAACCTGGCTGGAGTGTGTCAGTGACAACGCGGAGCCACCTGTTCTGCCGGAGCCGGAACGTCCCCCGGCCAGAAAAAAGAAACGAAAAAAAATGGCACCCGATGAGGATAACCCCTGGGTGACATCCGGAGGATGGTTATGAATCAGAATGATATTGAAGCCATGATCCAGCGTTATATTGATGCGGAAATGTCTGTGCTGGATGGAAAATCCGTCACCTTTAATGGTCAGCAGATGACCATGGAAAACCTGTCCGAGATCCGACAGGGGCGTCAGGAGTGGGAGCGGCGTCTTGCTGCCCTGACTGCGCGGCGACGGGGGAACCCGGGATATAAACTGGTGAGGTTCTGATGGCAATTCTGGATGATGTGATTGGTGTTTTTTCTCCAGGCTGGAAAGCGGCGAGGTTGCGCTCAAGAGCGTTAATCCGCGCTTATGAGGCCGTGAAACCCACACGCACACACAAAGCCCGACGGGAAAACCGTTCTGCCGACCAGCTCAGTAAGTACGGGGCGGTTTCCCTGCGGGAGCAGGCCCGTTTTTTGGACATCAATCATGACCTGGTAATCGGTGTTTTCGACAAACTTGAGGAGCGGGTGATTGGTGCAAAGGGGATCATTGTTGAACCACAACCATTACTGAAAAATGGTGATATGGCTACAGAGCTGGCAATGATTATCCGTCGTTTGTGGGCGGAATGGTCTGTCAGTCCGGATGTGACCGGGCAGCATACGCGCCCCATGCTCGAACGTCTGCTGTTGCGTACCTGGTTACGTGATGGAGAAGTGTTTGCCCAGATGGTCAGAGGCGCAGGTGCCGGGCTGGCGCGGACTGCCGGTGTGCCTTTCTGGCTCGAGGCAATGGAGCCGGATTTTGTGCCCATGCTCAGTGATGAGTCTGCGGGAATGAATCAGGGGGTTTTTCTGGATAAATGGGGCAGGCCGAAAAAATACCTGGTTTATAAAAATTATCCGGTTACCGGGCGACAGAGTGAAACCAAAGAGATCGCCGCTGAAAATATGGTGCATCTGAAGTTTACCCGCCGCCTTCATCAGACGCGTGGCACATCCATGTTGTCCGGTGTGCTGATGCGGATCAGTGCGCTTAAGGAATATGAAGATGCTGAGCTGGTAGCGGCGCGCGTTGCTGCGGCACTGGGGCTGTATATTCGTAAAGGAGACGGGCAGGATTATGAGGAACCTGTGACGAATAAAGATAATGATCGGGAACTGCATATCACTCCCGGCATTATTTATGACGATCTGCGTAAGGGGGAAGATATTGGCATGGTCAAATCTGATCGGCCTAACCCTAATCTGGAAACTTTTCGTAATGGTCAGTTGCGGGCCATGGCGGCGGGCACTCGTCTGAGTTTTTCCAGTGCAGCACGTAACTATAACGGTACCTACAGTTCCCAGCGACAGGAGCTGGTTGAGTCCACCGATGGCTATCTGATCCTGCAGGACTGTTTTATTGGTGCTGTAACCCGTCCGGTGTACCGGGCATGGCTGAATATGGTGGTTGCCGCGGGGCTGCTGAAAATTCCGTCGGATGTGGATATAAAAACATTATATAACGCAACATATTCTGGTCCGGTTATGCCGTGGATTGATCCTGTCAAGGAAGCTGAAGCCTGGAAAATCCAGATTCGTGGTGGTGCGGCAACAGAATCAGACTGGGTGCGCGCCAGTGGTCGTAATCCGGATGATGTTAAACGTCGGCGCAAGGCCGAAATTGATGAAAACCGCAGGCTGGATCTGGTGTTTGATACCGATCCTGCCTGCGATAAAGGAGGTGGTAATGCTGAAACAGAACGCGTGGTTCCGCAGCGAACTGAAGGCCAGCCTGAAGAATAATTCCTGGTTCAGGATGAAGGCGGGTCATAAAAGTGACGCAGATATTTATATCTATGACGAGATTGGTTTCTGGGGAGTTACGGCGAAGCAGTTTGTCAGCGATCTGAATGCGCTGGGTAATATCACCCACATTAATCTCCATATCAATTCACCGGGTGGCGATGTCTTTGAAGGCATCGCCATTTTTAATGCGCTGAAAAATCATGGGGCGTCCATCACTGTTTATGTGGATGGTGTCGCGGCATCCATGGCATCGGTCATTGCAATGGTGGGTGATCCCGTCATCATGCCGGAAAACGCATTCATGATGATCCATAAACCATGGGGAGTGAGTGGTGGCGATGCGGATGATATGCGTGATTATGCCGACCTGCTTGATAAAGTTGAGTCGGTCCTGTTGCCTGCTTATGCGCAGAAAACCGGGAAAACCACCGATGAAATTGCTGCCATGCTGGCGGATGAAACCTGGATGTCCGGTGCCGAATGTCTGGCACACGGATTTGCTGACCAGGTGACACCAGAAGTTAAGGCAATGGCATGTATTCAGTCAAAACGTACAGAGGAATTTAAAAAAATGCCGGAATCCATTCGAAATATGATTATTCCTCCACGCAACAGTGCAACGCGTGAACCTGAAAACAAAAATACTGCATCTCAGACACAGGATAAGACTACTACGGCTCCGGTTGCCACAACCGCGACTACCACAAATGCACCTTCCGCAGATGAAAGCAGTATCCGTGCGCAGGTACTGGCAGAGCAAAAAGCACGTGTGAGTGGTATTAATGAGCTGTTCGGTATGTTTGGTGGGCGTTATCAGACATTGCAGGCCAGTTGTCTTTCCGATCCGGAGTGCTCGCTTGAGCAGGCCCGTGAGAAGTTACTGAACGAAATGGGTAAGGAATTCTCACCATCAAATAAAAATACCCCGGCCCATATTTATGCCGGTAACGGTAATTTTGTGGGGGACGGGATCCGCCAGGCGCTGATGGCGCGTGCCGGATTTGCTGAGCGTGAACAGGATAACGTCTACAACGGGATGACCCTGCGCGAATATGCCCGTATGTCGCTGACTGAACGGGGTATCGGGGTTTCCGGTTATAACCCCATGCAGATGGTTGGTGCGGCATTCACACACAGCTCGTCTGACTTCGGTAATATTCTGCTGGATGTTGCGAACAAAGCCATTCTGCAGGGCTGGGAAGAAGCCCCTGAGACTTACGAGCAGTGGACCCGGAAAGGTCAGCTGTCTGATTTTAAAATTGCTCATCGTGTGGGAATGGGGGGCTTCAGTTCTCTGCGTAAGGTGCGTGAAGGGGCTGAATATAAGTACGTCACCACCGGAGATAAACAGGCCACGATTGCACTGGCGACCTATGGTGAACTGTTCAGTATCACCCGTCAGGCCATTATCAATGATGATCTGAATATGCTGACCGATGTCCCGATGAAGCTGGGCCGTGCGGCGAAATCCACGATTGCCGATCTGGTTTATGCCATTCTGACCTCTAACCCGAAAATCTCCACAGATAATGTAAGCCTGTTCGATAAAGCGAAACATGCAAACGTACTGGAGAGCGCAGCAATGGACGTGGCATCGCTGGATAAAGCCCGCCAGTTGATGCGTGTTCAGAAAGAAGGTGAGCGTCACCTGAATATTCGCCCTGCGTTCGTGCTGGTACCGACGGCGATGGAATCGGTGGCTAACCAGGTGATCCGCTCTGCCAGTGTGAAAGGCGCAGACGTCAATGCCGGTATTATTAACCCGGTGAAAGATTTTGCGACCGTTATCGCTGAGCCGCGTCTGGATGATAGCAGCCAGACCACCTTTTATCTGGCTGCATCCAAAGGCTCCGATACGATTGAAGTGGCTTATCTCAACGGTGTGGATACGCCATACATTGATCAGATGGAAGGTTTCAGTGTGGATGGCGTGACCACGAAAGTGCGTATTGACGCCGGCGTTGCACCGGTTGATCACCGCGGTCTGGTGAAATGTACGGCGTAAATGTCGCAGACAACAACCCTGATGGCCCGTAAGGGCTTTTTTTGTACCTGAAATCAGCCCCGGGCAGGGGCTGTATGGAGACAGTTATGGCAAAGAATTTTGTGGAAGAAGGAAAAACGGTGGAGATCATTGCTGGTAAAGACATCAGCAGTGGTGAACTGGTGCAGGTGGGAGATATTTTTGCAGTGGCACTGACCGATATTGCAAAGGGCGAAACGGGGGACGGGATAGCTGAGGGTGTATTTATGTTGCCGAAGCTGAAAACGGATGACATGAAAACGGGTAAGAAGGTTTATCTGAAATCCGGAAAAGTTCAGCTGACGAACAGTGGTTCCGATCCGCTTGTCGGGGTTACCTGGGCGGATGCCGGAACCAGCGCAGAAGACGTGCCGGTAAAACTCAATGTCTGATCCTTTTTCCCGGCTGGCTGCGCGTATGGATGCGGTCACGATCAGAAGAATGGGAAAGATGGCTTCGATTAATGATGTCGATATGACGGTGATCCCGGGAGAAACACTGGCAGAGCTGAACGCGCTTTCCGGACCGGCGTTTTCCCTGGTGGTGTTTTCTCCGGGATACCGCCCACGGCGCGGGGACCGCGTTGTTTATGACGGACAACAATGGACGGTCACACGGCATGAACGCTTTAACGGTAAGCCAATGATCTTTATTGAGTAAAGAGGTGTGGGATGAAGGGGCTTGAAAATGCCATCCGTAATCTGAACAGCCTTGATACCCGTATGGTGCCACAGGCCAGCGCATGGGCGATGAACCGTGTGGCGGCAAAGGTTGTCTCTGTCGCCACACGGCAGGTCGCGCAGAATACTGTGGCTGGTGATAACCAGGTGAAGGGGATCCCCCTGAAACTGGTGCGTGAGCGTGTCAGGGTACTTAAAGCCAGCCCGGACGGAAAAATGTATGCCCGTATTCGCGTAAATCGCGGCAACCTGCCCGCCATAAAACTGGGGGCTGCACAGGTCAGAATGACCCGGCGTGGTGGCAGGTTACATTACCGTGGCAGTGTGCTGAAAGTGGGAAAATATCTTTTCCGGAATGCCTTTGTTCAGCAACTGGCGAACGGTCGCTGGCATGTGATGCGGCGTATTGACGGCAAAAATCGTTACCCCATTGATGTGGTGAAAATTCCGCTGTCCGGTCCGCTGACACAGGCATTTGAGGATGCCCGTAAAAGCGTCATTGATAACGAGATGCCGAAACAGCTGGGGTATGCCCTGAAACAACAACTGAGGTCATATCTGAACCTATGAACCGACACACACAAATTCGTCAGGCCGTATTGTCGCGCCTGAAAACGACGTGCGAGGAGAAGACCGTCCTGTTTGACGGCCTTCCTGCCTTTATTGATGCGCAGGAGCTGCCTGCCGTGGCGGTGTGGCTGAGTGATGCACAGTACACCGGAAAAATGACGGATGAGGATGACTGGCTGGCAGTTCTGCATGTCGCCGTCTTTATCCGTGCACAGGCACCGGATTCTGATCTGGATACGTGGATGGACAACATTATTTACCCGGCACTGGAGGATATTCCGGCGCTTTACGGCCTTATCGATACCATGATCCCACGGGGATTTAACTATCAGCGTGATAACGATATGGCAACATGGGCGATGGCGGAAATCACGTATCAAATCACATATACAAATTAA